TCTCCGAAGGCTCCTTGCCGATGAATTGCCGGTAGATATCGACCAGCGAAGCGTCATAGCTTTTCAATGCCGAAATCACCTTGCCTAGCTCGTCTTGGTTGCCCATCGCAAAGGCCATCGCTCGATGGATCATAATCCGCGATCCGTCGGCCATTAGGCGATTCTTGCCGGCCAAGAAAATCACGCTAGCCGCCGACGCTGCTAGGCTATCGTTGATGGTCGTAACCTCCCCGCCGTGTGATCGAAGTGCGTTGTAGATCCCGATACCCTCATCGGCTGCGCCTCCTGGGCTGTTGATCCTGATCGTCACCGGACTGGATCCGAAAGAACGCAAGGCATCAACGACGCCCTTTTGCGTGATCGGAAATTCATCCCATCCATCGCCAACGATACCGCTTAAAAGGATTTCGTTGGTTTCTGCTTTGACTTCGATCATTATTTCGCGCCTTTCAGTTCAAATAGCCTGTTTTCCCACGTTTTAACCTCGTTTTCGACGGCTTTTTGCAGCGATTCGCCACCATATTGAGCCGCCAAAGTCGCTAAAATTTGCGTCGATTTTTCGCAGTGGAGCCTTGCTAGGTCACGGTCGAGCCCGATCGCTTCGATCTTGTCGGCAAGCTTCGCCTCCCATTGCGGGTACTTTTTGCCGATCCAAGCGACGAATTGAGCCTTTTTCGATGCGTTGATAGCGTTATTGCCTTCGGTCCTAATGAGCCCACGTAGCATCTGCTCGACGGCTCGATCGTTTCGGGCCTGCTCTTGGCTGTCCTCTTGCGAGTCCTCTTGGTCGTCCTCTGGCGTGCCCTCTGCTTCGTCTGGCGATTGCTCCCCGGTCGCTGGGCTGATTGCCGGGTTGATAAATTGATCGCCGCCGACGTAAGGATTCAGGTCTAGCTTGGCCCGGCATTCGTTGGGGTTCATGATCCTTGATGCGATAGCCTTGGAGAATGATTCCATCGTCGTTGCTAGGTCAGTTCGATACAACGCTGCCGGGTTGCACTTGAAATAAACTTCCCGGGAATTCTTTTCGCGTCGAGTGCGAAGCTTCATATCGCACTGCTCCTCGAACTTAACTAGCCAGTGGTCTAGGCATTGAAGGTAAGCTAGCTGGCTTTGCTCCCTTGTGCTGTAGCTACTCGATTCGCCATCCCCTGGCATCGCCTCAAGGCCAAAGAGCATACCGACTTCCTGCCGGGTTAGCTTCTGCAAGGCCGCGAATTGAGCGTCGTTGTTGTTCATCGAGACCGCGTTAGCCTTGATGCCTTCGCGTAGCAATCCGGCCTTGGCCGCGTTGTCGCTGCCTGCTTCGGTCTTGTTGAATTCGTCGATAAACTCCTTGGCGTCCTCGGTCTTTCGTAACGCACCCGATGGAGCCTCAAGGAATAGCTTGCCTCGAAAGCCCCGCTTGAGTTGGTTGAGCTTGAAATTGACCTCTTCGCTGCCCGTCGCGAATGTCTTATTGGCAACATCGAGCAAGCCGATACCCTCGACGCCATCGAAGGAAAAGCCGGGAACGTGCAAAACGTCGGCATCGTGAAAAACTAGGTAGCCGTTCGAGTCCGCATCGTAAGCATCGAAAAGATTCTTCTTGCTCTGATTGTCCGGCTTCGTGATGTGGTACTTTTCGCCCTCGTGAATGATCGTCCAAGTCGCATCGGGCATCATGGGGATTAGCTCGGTAATCGTCCGAGCGTTGCGAATGATAGCCGCCCTGCCATTACCCTTGAGAATAGCATGGGACAAGAATTGCTCTTTGAAAGTCGATGGGGCTTGGATCTTATTCGGTTGCTCCCTGAGTAGCTGGTAGCCAACATGCAAAGTATCGTTGATCGAACCCTGCCCAACTACCCGCTTAACGTCAACAGGGATTCGCCCGAAATCCCCGGTTAGCTTGTTGTGCGCGTACCAAGCCGGAGGGACTCCTAGAGCCTCGTTCACGCCGACCCTACGCCCGCTCAAATACGAGTCATCGTCTAGCCCCATCCATCGAGCAAACACGCTAAATAAACTCATCCGAGCCTCCTTAAGTCACGTAAAGTTTACCCGAAGAACGCTCAGGCTGCAAACTGGCAATCCTGTAAGCCATCACCGCCGCTACGATTGGGTCGATCTTGTCTTTCGACTTGGCCTTATCGAACATCCATCGATCTTGGCGATCCTTGCATATCATCGCATTGTTCGCGCACCATCGAAGCAACTTGGACTCCAAGAATACCAACCGCCCGTCTTTCATTAGCTGAATAAAATCGCGGATAGCTTCGTTAAAATTGGCTTGGTTCTGTGCCATCCTGGCCGCCGTCGCTCCAGCCTTGCCTATCTTTTCGCCGAGTTGCTGCCCGTTGTAAGGGTCATAGGCTACTTGCTCAATGCCGTAGAGTTCGATCTCTTCAATTAGCGATTCGGTTAAATCCTCGATCGGGTAAGTGCATTTGAACAATTCTTCGGTGTGGACAAACTCAGAGAACGGCATGGCCGTCAAATCCCGCTTTGAGTCTGCCGCAATGAACGCCCGCGTTTTAATCTCGTAGCGAAAAACCGTTTTGCCTTTGGCGTCGGTATCGATCGGGAATCGAGCACAAAGAGCATACGCCGCTAAGTCGTCGCGTGCTCCAAGGTCAACCCCTGAGCCGAAAGCGTCGGCCCCGCTCCAATCGCTATGAGCCCCAACGCAAGCATCGAAGTCGTTTAGGTCGAAGGCTTTTTCGGTCGATGATACTAGGGTATTGCCGTGAAACCGCTTGAATCGATTGATGCCGATCGCGGTTGCCTTGGATTCGTTCCATCGCTCCCGAAGGTAATCAGCCTTTACTGAAACGCCGAGATTCGGATTGCTCTTTTTCCAGTTCGCCTCATCGCCCGGGTCGTCTTTATCGTCTAGCTCGTAGATCAGAGCGAAGAGCGTATTGTCGCTGTGGATGCCCGAAACGACATTGACGGCGTAGTTGTATTCCTCTAGCCATAAATGCGAATCGTCGGCCCCTGCCGTGGTGATAATCAGGTGCAATGGCTGCGAGCGACTGGCCGAGCCTGTAACCATCGTATCGTAGAATTTCCGATGGTACGCTCCCCATGCGTGCAGCTCATCCATGACCACAACATGCGGATTAAGTCCGTCGAAAGGCTTTTCGCTCGACACCTTGCGGATAAACGATTGATTGTGCTTGAAGGTAATGGTTTCGTTTTTTATGTCCGTGTACTTTAGTAGTGGTTGAGACTGGCTAACCATCCTTTCGCACTCGGAGTAGACAACGTCGGCCTGTTCTTTCTTGGTTGCCGTCAATAGGATCTGCCCTACCGCTTCGGGCTTGCGTGTCTTCGGGTCAATGTCAGCCATCCCGAGGAAGTGACAAAGCCCCGCGATGAGTGTACTCTTGCCATTCTTCCGGCCCATCGACCAATAAACTTTACGAAACCGCCTTGAGCCGTCTTCGTCGCGTTTCCACCCGAAGATGTTCCATAGCCCGAATAGCTGCCAATCCTCAAGGATAAGGGGCTTGCCCGCGAATTCTCCGACGGAATGACGCAAGACGAGAGGGAAGAACTCGCAGACGCTAGCCGCCTTGGCCGCATCGAAGTAGTACGGAAAGTCCGGCGTAGATTGCCTCTGCATATCGAGCCGAAAGCGTAGTACCGCATCTTTAACGCGATTGCACGAGGGTATCGAGCCATCTTCGATAGCTTGACAATAATCCTCGACCCGTAGCGAAATACCGCTTGCTATCAACCTGGAGCCCTCTTTAGCCACTCGGCGAATTCGTCCTCTTCTGGTGGAAGTGTCGCAACCATTCGAGCCCTAGCCGATGGAGTCAACCCAAGTTCAGGCAAGAGCCGATTCATTTCCTCCCGGTATTTATGCAACTCGACCGAAAAAGGATTTCGCTTGGCGTCGATCCCGTCATCGGTCTTTTGAACCAAGACAATCCCGGTCTTCAGAACCGCCTTTCGCGCGAGCATCCAGCCGCCGTACGCCGTACAGTAGGCGATCATAATCTCCCGAAGGTCGCTTGAGCAAATACCGTTTCGCTTCATGTCCTCAAGTAGCTGGCTCCATTTGAACTTTTCATCGTCGCTGAAATAATCCGGCATTTCAGGTTCTTCACCGTCAGCCTTTGGAGCCGCTTTGTTTTCTCGCTGCGGGTTCTTGATGTAACTCCCGCTTAGCTTGAGAATTTCTGGAGCCGTTTTTTTGCGTCCCTTGGTCATTGGCCAGCCTCTAAAATTGCAGTTCAATTGAAACGCTTACGCCGCCCCTATCGATCTTTTTGATCTGCCCAGGATACCGCTTTTGC